CAGCTAAATATAATGGCAGCACTCACCGAAATTATGGTTGAGTGTAAATTTAAGTGAGGAACTTATGGAACACATATTGTATGTCTTTCTAGTTTTTGCAGTAGGTTTTTTGGTTGGTTGGAATGAACGTGAGAAGTGGGCATCTAGAAAGGTAGATGCGCTTTTAGATATGTTCAACAAAGAAGTTGAAAAGCAGGTAGAAGAATCTAGAATAGATATTAAGATAGAAAAACATAATGATGTTTATTATGTTTTCAATAAACATACTGATGACTTTATGGCACAGGCATCTACTAGAAAAGAATTAGAAGATGCGCTTGCAGCAAGATTTTCTGGTAAGCGTTTCTATGCTGATGTAGATAATCTAAAGGAAGTGGGATTGAAATGAAATATTATCAAAAAGATGCAAGATCTGCATCAATAGAAAAACTATTTACTGATGACTATATGGTTACCTTCAATGATGATGAAGTGCATACTAATCAGTTTGAGACATTTCATTCAGAACAAAAAGCGATTGATGCTGCAGAACGCTGGATTCTAAAACAATACGAACCGATTTAAGGATAAGATATGGCAGATATCGACCACACAGTAGAAGATAACATGCATACTGTTTATCAGGGTGCAGGAAGAACTGCAATTGTTAATAAAGCAGATAAAAATAAGGTTACATTCGTTGATGTAGATAAGACTGAATACACATCAGCAGATGGTGAATATACAACATTTGAAGAGGCTAACACAGCTGCTAGAGCATGGATTCTGGATTATGAGCCCATTTGATTTCATCAATGCTATAAACGAAACAAAGAAAAACTTATTTGAAGATCCACAGGCTAGTAAAGATTACAAACCATTCATTGTAAATAGAGGACTTTCGTATTTCCCCGATACTGTTCTTTACGCTAACGAGATGAACAAACATCCAGAGTTAGACAAAGATCAGCAATTTTCTTATTTCCTAAATATTATTCCAAGGAAGAGACGTTTCAGTAAGTGGGCGAAGAAAGACGCCAGCACTGAATCCCTCGAACTTGTTAAAGAGTATTTTGGGTATTCAAGCGCAAGAGCTAAAGATGCATTAGACATCCTTAGTGATCAGGACTTGATGATGATAAAAGAAAAATTATACAAAGGTGGAAAATCATGACAGTCGAAATGATTTACTATGACTGGAAACCAGAATCGATGCTTGAGGTGACATTGCCTGAACCTGATAACTTTTTGAAGGTTCGTGAGACGTTGACTCGAATCGGTATTGCTTCCAGAAAAGAAAACAAATTGTATCAATCCTGCCATATCTTACATAAGCAGGGTAGATACTTCATCGTGCACTTCAAGGAATTGTTTGCACTAGATGGCAAAGAATCGAACATCACCTCTGGTGATATCGAGCGAAGAAATGCGATTGCTGGCTTACTCCAGGATTGGGATCTGTTAAAGATACTAAATAATGGGCAGGCAGAGCAAAAAGCATCTCTGTCGCAAATCAAGGTGGTCTCTTTTAAAGAGAAAGATCAATGGGAATTAGTACCGAAATATAACATAGGAAAGAAATCAAAATGATTAAACTTGAACTTGAAATTAATGAAGTGAATATGATTCTTGCAGTATTGGGTAAGCACCCATTCGAAGAAGTCGTAAAAGTTATTAGCAAGATTAAACAGCAAGGTGATCCACAGGCTGAAGCACTTGCTCAAGCAGCACAGTTGCCAGACGCACCTGCTGCCTAAATAGATTTGCATCCCTCGGGATGGGAACGTAAAGACTCTACTACCTTAGGAGCGTCTTAAAACCGACACAACGATATGGTGTCCCAGTATTCGGTAAGCTGGACGATACGCCTTCGGGGTATCAATTTTAATCAACTCGCTTAATAGGAGAAAACTATGAATCAAAGAGCATTCGTACCTGCATTCTTTTCACAAGATGCATTCAAAGACATCGATAAACTTTTCTTGGGTTTCGATGACCAATTCAAACGCATGCAAGCACTGCATGACGATTTGACAAAAAACATTCCAAACTATCCTCCATTCAATGTCCGTAAAGACGGTAACACATACACTATTGAGATGGCTGTTGCTGGTTTCGCACAAAACGAAATCGACATTACTATCGATGGTGGTAAGTTGATCGTTAAGGGTAACTCTGAATCTGTAGAACCAGATGACAAGTTTATCTTCAAAGGTATCGCTAATCGTGCATTTACTCGTGCATGGGCTATCGGTGATTCTTATGAAGTTAAAGACGCAGAGTTGTTCAACGGCATTCTCAAAAT